GACTCCTTAATTAGAAGAACGGATCAATGCTGCTGTGGCTGTGTTAGCAGGCATTGTGATGGTGAAATTGGTTGAAGTTTTGTCAGCCCCAAAATCCAACACAGCAATGGATTTGTTGCCTTGCGTGACGTTGTAGATTAAAGCGCAACGAGCAGTAACAGATGCGTTAAACACCACATTAGCAAAGTTTACGTAAGCTGTATACCCAGATGAGTTAATGGTTACGCCAGTCAAAAGCACTCCACCGGGGCTGTAGCCTGTACCGCTAACTTCGCCAACAGAGCTGTACACAGTGGTTGATTCGTTTAAATCAGCATTAGCTGTATACAGAGCAATGTACAAAGTGTTGGTAGATAGGTTATGAACGCCCGTATATAGCTCTGTCTTAAAGCTGGTCGTTTGAGTTTGGAGAATGTTACTCACGATACTGCAACCCTAACTTGACCATCACGATAAGCGTCGGCACGTTGTTTACCGTCACCCAAGTTCTTGAGCAGAGCAATTGCTTGCACATACCGCTCTTGATACAAATTGTACATTCCATCTTCCGGCGCACTCTTCATGTAAGCTCCTGCTTCACACAAAGATCCGTACAACAATGCAGAGTCAAAGTTGTCACCCAACCATGTGGTCAACGCAGTCACAATAGATTCTGGGTAGTAGTAGTAATGCAATTCTGCGTAATAGTTGGCATTTGGCGTAGGGCCAAGAATGAACGACAACTCATTCACATTAGCTGACTGCGGGCCAAAGATGGCATAGTGTTTAGGCTCAGATGCCACCGCACTTAAAGGATATGCTTCACGAATGAAGTTCACATCTTTGTTTAAGAGGTACAGATAGTCGCCTTGGAAAACTACCGCACCGTTTACCGTGCCGCTGTTTGCTACAGTTAAAGTTACTGTTGTGCCGTTGATGCTACGCACAATTGCGTTAGTGCCGATGTTTGATCCTGTGACTTGTTGTCCCACAGCAATACCAGTAGCACTTGCTACAACAATAGTTTTTGCACTAGATGTACCAGTTGCCGTTGTTGCGTTGTACGGATAGATAGCAAGGCTGTATGTTGAAAGAAAATCTTCTGGACAGGCCAAGTACTTATTGCCGTTTGACAATACACCCGTGACATTTTTACGCAAGTTGGCAATCTGCACCGTGTTATAGATACGCTGCTCCGCCTGCTTGATCATTGTATTGATCGTGGTCGTGTCAAACGTGTTCTGCGTGTAATCCTGTACCGCAGCCACGAGTTGGGCGTATGTCATTGGCATCGTTTAAACCTTAAGCCATTGGGCCTCGTGACATAACACCTTTGGTAGCCGCACCAGCACCGCGCATCTTAATGCCGGTGGTCTTAGCTGCCGGTTGTGAACGACGATAAACGTTACCCACAGCCATATTGACTGTGCCAGCATCGCTGTGGTCAGGGCCAGATCCGGGATTGTCAGAAGCTTTAACTTCTTTGCCGGTCATGGTGTGTGGTTTAGCATAGACCTTGGCATCGCCAACTTCTTTGCCCATCATTTTTTTGCTGTATGTAGCCATGATTAGCCTCGCTTCTGTGCGGCAATCTTTGCCAAGTTACGACCCATAGTCTTCATGTCAGAGTTGGTTTTACCCTTACCCTTACCTTTTCCGCCCATCATTTCTTTTTGGGCAGGGCCACTGGTAGGGAAAACTTGAACATCAGTCTTACCCTTTTTAGCAACTCCGTCTGCTGATTTTGTATATGCCATGTTTAAACTCCTTAAGATATCGTTACTGTACCAACAAATGTCGTTGCCACCAAGTAGTTTGGTGTTAATCCTGCATCATTTAAACTGGCCCCGCCAACCGGGTTCCAGCCCCACTGAATATCCCGTGAACCACCTGCCGTATAACCATTAACGTTTACACCAGAAGTGACATACGTTGTATCTTTACGTGGGTTACGCAAAGCTTGCGGATCGTCTACAGGAAATGTTCCAAGCATCAACTGAGGCTGATCTGGATCCCAGCACTCAGGGCAGACTAGCAACTGATACTTACGCTGCTTAATAATCTCTGTTTTAAGCTGCTTAAGTTTGTATTGCTGGCCGCAACGATCACACATGGCAATCGCTTTTTTGCCCGATGCAAATCGATTCCCCATCTACGTACCACTTCCAATATAGTTGGCTCGTGGTACAAAACGAACCGCAGCTTTTTCACGGTCTTCACCTGCTGCAATTTCAAATGTTTCGTCGTAAATTTGTTTCAGCATTTGAATGCGTGGCATTAACTCAGGCACTTTGACCGAAATGTGGTACGCCAAACCAGCCACAACACAAGGCAAAAACCTAAAGTTCATGTCTGCTGTTTCAACACCAGCGCCAGCATCTTGTACTCTGCGCAGTCTCCAATAGACAAACTGATATGGTGTTGAGTTATCGGGCGTAGGCCAAACGGTTACCGCTGGCAATTGCGGCACAAAGACCGCAGTACCATCCGCTTGTGCGGCTGCTGTTGTATTATTTTGACCACGGTATACACCACCAAGGGTATTCCCTGATACGTAGGTGTAGTAGATATCTTCTGCGTTTAAACGTATAAATCCAGATCCTGCTAAGCCAACTACAGAGCTAAGGGTGATAGTAGTATCTGTAGAAGTAATTGCCCCACTCAAGACTGCACTTGTGGGATTGGTTTCTCCAGAAAGTCTTTGAATCCAAACTTGGATTGGTCTGGCTTGACTTAATTTGTTTGGGATGGTGGCGTAAGTGGAAACACTAATGCGTGTGATGGTTAAGTCAGCTTGCGTAGAAGAAGTGTTAGAGCCTGTACGGATGACGTGCTCAAGTAAGTCAATCGTATCTGTGGGCAAAGCATATGTAGCAAGACCCGGAGTCAGGTTAATTACACCCTGCTCCATCGTCCACATATTGATTCCTTTGTTCTGCCACTCAATAGTCATCAGGTTCATAGAACGACGTGCCGTACGCAGATCGTAGCCTGAACGCATCTCCCGCCCAGCCCTCTCCCAAGCTTCCTCGGCAATCTCCGTGAAGTCCATATTGAAGAGGGTTGAGCCGGTAGTGGTCATTTTTTAGCAGTCTTTGCAGATTGAACAAAAGCGTCGGCAGTAGGAGCACCCTTCTGACCGGGCTTGCGCATCTTTTCTTTGGAACCCGCAGCTATACGCTTACGTTTGGCATTAATGTTGGCATACAAGCCAACCTGACCACCCTCAGCGTACTGAGTGAAGTCAGTGTCATCCCGCCGGGCTTTCTTGACACCCTTGGGCATTTTACTTGGGAGCATATCTCCCATGCCACGGCTTGCCATCATTTTTTGTACATCCCTCCGCCACACATGGCGATCATCGTGCCTTTGGTCTTGCCTTTGGAAGCAATACCATCACCACGTTTAGACGCAGAACCAACTTTACCGCCGGAAGCATAGCCACGTTGACCGCGAACCGCATCGCGTGGATCTTTCTTAGGCTTTGATCCCATTAAGCTGTCAAGCATAGACCCACGAAACGTGGTGTCAGGCTCAGGCATAGCTTGATCGTAAGCCTTCTTTGCAGCCAACATTTTCTTTAGTTCAGCTACATCTTCGGGCGTTTTGTAATCAATATCGCCACCGGCTTCGTATTTTTTCATGATTAATCCTTAGCAAATTTTGCAACGAGTCTTGCCTCTGGAGGCAATACCATCAGCACGTTTAGAAGCGGAGCTTACAGAGCCACCAGATTTAAATTTGCTGCCGGAGAAACTGTTGTCAGGCTTACTGGGCATAAACACCTTTGGCTTAGGTTTCTGCGTAGTTTGCTTAGGAGCAGAGCCGGGCGGTGTAAAACGAGGGGTTCTCATATCACTGCCGGGATCAATAGAATCTGCGGCTTCTTGTGCTGCTTTATCAGGAGAGTCACCGGCGGTCGGATCTTTTTCTTTACGACGTGTCAAACCACGCTGTGCGTTTAAATAGTCACGCAAGGACATACCTGATTTTTCAAGCTCTTCCTTAGTAACAACTTTGTTTTTGCGAGGAGTAGGCGTAGCAGCAGGAGGCGCACCACTATTGTCGTCTTCAGGCATAGTTCCTGAGCCGGGTTCAATGAATTCCATATTGTTGATGTTTGGCTTCATTACAACTCCTTAGCAGGCGTAGCCGCCCTTGTTCATTTTAATCATTGTGCCTTTGGTTTTACCCTTAGACGCAATACCATCAGGCGTTTTGCCAGTTTTAACTGCGCCCATCTTGGATGCAGCCATGCCACCACCGGCCAACTTGGTCTTGGGTGACCCTTTGTGCAAACGGCCTTCGTGTTTATTCACGGCCTTCTGCATCATCTTCTTGTCCATCTTCACGTCTTCGTGTTTCATATCGCCACCTTTAGAAAATTTACGGCCCTTATCAGCCTGATTAAAGTCCTTACCCACAGATTGCGGGACTCCCGTTTTCTTGGCAAACGCAGGATTGTGCGCTACAGCCGCCATGAAATTTCTTTGTTTGGTGCTTGTGCTTGGCATTATCGACCACCTGCACGAATTTGACCACCTGTAGCATACGCTGAATACATAGCAACCAAATCATCAAAGTCGTTTTTGCCACCACTTGGAACGTTGTTCATTTCTACAGGGGTTTGATCGTATGCGCCCAATGCGTCAGACATATCCATTGTCCCACCAAAATCTAAAGTGTTGGAGCCAGCATCTCCTCCGGGAGTGTTGTTTTCCATGACTAGTGGGTTAGGAGTAATATCCCCACCAAAAATCTCATTAGTATTGGTAGATGGAGTTTCGGGCTTTCTGTATTGATCCAACATTTCTAACAAATCAGTCATGTTTGCCGCATAAACACTGCTGTTCATGTCTTTTGGATTATTCGGCCCTACATAATTTATTGAGTCAGTATTAAATACGCTGTTAGGGTTGTATCTGGCATCAAACTGCTGGTTGGAAAATTCATTGGGCGTACTTACGGGACTAGATGATTGCTTTTGTTCCCAAGACTGCGTTTCGGGATTCCAAGCTGTGTACGTTCCGGCAGTAGCATCTGTGCCTTTAGGCGTAGCACGTACAAAATCACCTACAGCTCCGGGTAACACATTCCCAATTGCATCCCTCATGGTTTCTTTAAAATAATCTTTTTCGTCTTTAGCGCCGGCTTGTAATTCTTTATAAGCGCCGCCATAACCCAACAATTCTGCTACAGCGGCAATACCTTTTTCAGCCAAGTAAGTTTGCGGATTCATTGCAAAACGGGCCAATTCCAATTGCGATGGGTTTAAAAACTCTGAAGCCTTGTCTTTTAACAAAGACTTGCCACCGCTTAATATTAAGGAATCAATCCCGGCCATGATTACTCACCCTTTTTGAATAAGCTGGTCAATTTTTGCTTCAAGCTTGTTAAAGCGTTGGTCAATGTGGTTCGTAATGCGATCCACTTCTGCTTGAGTAACGTTATCACGAGCAACCTCCTCACGGGTTTTGTTCAAAAGGATTGTGACACGAGCCAGTTCCCTGAACTTTTCATTCATCATGTAGCCAAGCAATCCCATCACCAAAGATAGGACTGCTGACCATGCGGTGTTTAGATCTAGCAATTCCATGCCCTCAAAGCTTTATTGATTCGTGAATCCGGATCGTTTGCTGTTTTTGCACTCGTTAGCTTCTTTTTCATCCCGCCCATCCTCGCACAAAAAGAGTCGCGCCGAGAGCCGCCTTCGGGCTGGGGAGCCTTCAAATTCATGCCTTGCGCTTTCGCGGAGGCTCGTCCCTTGGCGTTTAAACCGCCCTTCTCGGACTTGCCTTCTTTCCTCTGCCATGCTGGTGACTTAGCCATAGTACACAACTACAGAAGCACCAGCACCTGTGGTGACTGCCAAGCTAGTTCTAGCCAAAATACCTTCTCCGGGTATTAGGATATGTATTGTCCCAATTGCTGTTGGAGCCGGGAACGAAAATAGCGTAACAGAGCTTGCGGCTCCGTCTTTGACAACGACAGTTCCACCAGTGGCTGCATATGAAATCGTAAGAGCTTTTAACCTATTACGATTTGTGCCACCAACAACAGTATCCGTTTGCGAAGCCGCTACAAGCAGCGACTTTACGTCCGTTTGCATCATAATCAATCTCCTTTAAAAAAGGGGCCGAAGCCCCTTGGGTCAATTAGGAGTTTGCAAATGGTGTTGCAACAGTGCTGGAACCCAAGATCACGCCTGTGACCATGTACTTGTCAGCAGCAATTGCAACGATCTGAATCCATGTGCCAGCCACACCACCTGTAGTCGTACCATTCAAGTTAATGAATGTGTTAGACGAAGATGTGAAGCCAACCATTGCGCCGCTGGTATCTGTGTCAACAGACATCAAAGAACCAACAAACACATCGCTAGAACCAGAAGTCACGGTGATCTTTAAAGAACTAGTGGAAATGGTAGTTGGAACCCAGATTGTGTAAGTCACGCCTTCGTTGTTGGCTGTGCTGGGGTCTTGACCGGGGCCAGATGTTGTGGAGTTAGCTGATACGTTAATAGCGGGCAATGTCAATGTCAGTGCCGCAGCCAAACTACCGCCAATAGCCAGAAAACGACCAGCGTGATCTGTGGGGTTTAGTGTGGTGCTAGTTGTGATGTCAACAACAGTGGCTGGGCCTTGTTGATAAAAACCGCCCAATGAACGAACTGGGCCTTGAAACGTGGTACGTGCCATGATGTATTCCTTACATGCAAGTTGTG